AGAGTTTTTAGAAGATCAATAATGAGGAATATATTTTTAAAAATTGGTTTAATTTATAGAAAAATAGCTTTTTATTTTAGTAAAAAGGATATGAAAGCAATTTTGAAATATGACCCATTAAACATATTAAACAATAAAAATAATTGAAAGTAAGGAGTCAATTTATGAATAAAGAAATAATAAAAAATACAGATGTATCTAGAAAACCATTTAATAAAGCTCAAATTGAGTGGTGGACTGATAGAATCGATAACTTAACCAGAGAAAAAAGAAGGGCTTTACAATCTGAATTTGAAAGTCATATTCAGGCAGATTCTAAGAAGAATATGGAAAAGTTTATTGATACTTTAAAAATCAATAAAGAATTAGAGGCTTTTAAAAATACTTATTCAAAGTATGAAAAAACCATAAAAAAAAGAACTCATTTAGAATTAAAACATAAAGCTGAACTGAGAAAATTAGAAGAAAAACAAACAATAGAAGGAGTAAAATTAAAACAGATAAAAGAAAAAGAGGGAGAAGAATTAGACAAGGCAAGAACAGAACTTAATCAGGCTCTCAGCAATTGGGAGAAAATTAGGGGTTGGAATGTCTACTTCAATGATGATAATCCTGATGAATTAAATTCAACTTTAACTGATTGTTGTTATGAAGAAACTAAAAAGGCTTTTTATAAATCTAAAGCAGGAAAGGATCTAAAACAAATAGACGATGTAAGACTCAATATACTAGATCATATTTATTCTAATAATCTAGATCAAAATATATTGTCCGTAATTGGTGTTAATCTTGCAAGTATTGGCATTAATACTCAATTACAACTAACAAACTAACATAAAAAAGAACTAATAAAACATTGAGAGATGACTCCTTCTGGGGTTGTCTCTCTTTTAATTTCAATAACTTAATTAATATTCTATCCGAGTCTGGCGCGTAGAACTTGACCAGACTCACGAGTCAAAATGTAATCTTCACTAGATATTTAGTTAATTAATTATAATTAATGTTGAAAAACCAACAAAAATAATATTATTCACAGAAATTTACTTATATTTTGGGCGGGTTTACCGGAAGGACAAGGGCAAAATCTCTTTCGTTTCCCACATAGCCACATAGGTACTTCATACGCACAAAAGAGAGGGTCTTATGACGACAGACGACAACTATGGTTTTAGAGTTTCAGTAGATGACGCAAAAGATGTTGTCTTATTGGAAATAGAGGGGTTTGATACAGACATTGAAAGGCAGGAGTTTGCCGATCTTTTATTCAACACCCTAAAATTTGATAAATTATATCTTATGAAACTTTTAAGTAGCAGAGATAGATCAACATTACATTAACAAAAGGATAAATTATGGCAGATAACATATATGTAGGCGCACAACAGAGTGAAAAAGAAATGCAGAGACTTCAGAAACTTATGACTGGTAAGGAACTTACTGAGAGAGAAAAGAAAAGACTTGATGCTAAACTGAAAGGACAACTTTCAGAAAAAGAATATGAAAGAATTAAACGATCAGTTCCAAATATTGGTTTCCAAAGATAATAGATAATCTATGCCAACAGTAGTAATTCCGTATAAACCGCGTGAAGTACAAAAGCATTTACATAAACAAATAGACAAGCATCGGTTCAGTGTAATCGTGGCACATCGGAGACTAGGCAAATCTCTGATGACAATAATGCACTTAATTAAGGATGCTTTAAGGACAAAGAAAAAAAATTATAGGGGGGTTTATATAGCACCAACTATAACGATGGCTAAGTCTGTTGCATGGGATTATGTAAAAACTTTTACTGAAAAGTTGCCTGATACTAATTATAACGAGGCAGAACTGCGTGTTGATTTCCCTAATGGGTCTAGACTTCAATTAGTTGGCGCAAATGATGGCGGACAAAAGCTAAGAGGTCGTTATTTTGATAGTTGTGTGATGGATGAGACGCAAATGTTATCATCTGATCTCTTTAACCAAATTATTAGACCCGCATTAGTGGATAGGAATGGTTTGGCAGGGGAACATACTTGGTGCGTGTTCATTGGAACACCACAATTACAGAATTACTTTTACCAGATTTACGAGTACGCAAAGAAAACTGAGGGATGGTATAATGTTATTTTACCAGTCAGTGAGACTAAAGTTGTACCTAAAGATGAATTAGAACAAGCAAGAAAGATCATGGGGGAAGATTCCTATGAGCAAGAGTTTGAATGTTCATTCAATGCTAATATTAGTGGTTCTTATTACGGAAAATTGATGCAGAAGGCATTTGAAGAAGGAAGGATTGGCAAGGTTGAGGAAGATGTTGATTTAGAAACCGAAGTTTACCTCGATTTAGGCATGAATGACAATACTGCAATGTGGTTTGTGCAAAGGCATAAGCATGAATACCGATTTATTGACTATGAGGAGTTCAACGGAGAGGGTTTGCAGTTCCTAGCCGACTTTTTGGAACGAAAAGGTTATGTATATTCAAGAATTATCGTTCCGCATGACATTAGAGTTAAAGAATTAGGTACTGGGGTCTCTAGATTTGAAATATTATCTGGTTTGGGGGTTGGCAACATCGAAATTGCACCCAAATTACCTTTGAACGATGGTATTGAGGCAGTCAGGCATAATTTTGATAATTTTTGGTTTGATGAAACTAATTGTGCGATGGGAATACAACATTTAAAGGCATATACGAAAGTATTTGATTCAAGACACCGAATTTACAGAAACAGACCTAAACACGACAACGCATCACATTCGGCAGATGCTTTGAGGTATGGAATGGTTATGGGCGGTGCAACAATAACAAATTGGGAAAAACCCTTAGAATTAGAAAATAGAGGAATAGTTTAGTGGCTAGAAAGAATAAAAAGATCACAGAAACAGAATTAAAATCATTATTAGGTCAGCATATTAGCACCTCTCAAGGTGTTGATGGTGGAACTTTGTCATCACAGAGAGAGAAATCTTTAGATTACTATTTAAGTGAAAGACTAGGTAATGAGATTGATGGTCGTTCTCAAGTGGTATCTTCTGATGTTAGTGATGCAATAGAACCTTTGATGGCGAACTTAATGCGCATATTTACATCCAGTAATGAATTATGGCGATGTGAACCAGTAGGCGCGGATGATGTTGAGGTTTCTGAACAAGCAACGAATTATATTAACCATGTATTTTTCAAAAAGAATAATGGGTGGTTAGTTCTACATAACTACATAAAAGATGCTCTCATTGAGAAGAATGGGGTTTGCAAGGTATATTATTATAAATCAGACAAAGTAGAACGCGAAGAATATGAGGGATTATCTGATGATGAATTTACTTTGTTAGTTGATGATAAAAATGTTGAAGTCATAGAACATACTGATTATCCAGACGATAATCCGACAAATAATTATTCTGCACCTCAAATGCCAATTCCTAATGACATGGGCATGGGAATCGGTGAGGATCAAGACCCTGAAACACCAAAACCAATGCTACACGATGTAGTAATACATAGAAGTTATGAAAAGGGTAAATGTTGTGTTGAGGGTATTCCCCCAGAGGAATTTTTAATTGAAAGTCGTGCTAAGACAATTGATGAGGCAAACTTTTGCGCACATAGAACAACTAAGACTAGAGGTGAACTAATTGAGTCGGGATATGATCGCGATATAGTTGATACTCTACCGAGTAAAAATCAAGTAGATATAAATTCAGAGGCAAGTGCTAGGTTCAAAGGCATTGAGAATAATTTTGGTCGCGAGACGAGTGATTATGCTACCGAAGAAACGGATGTCTATGAGTGTTATATTCGATGTGATTATGAGGGTGATGGTAAGGCAGTTTTAAGGAAGGTCACTGTTGGCGGTGAACATGCAAGTATTCTTTTAGATGATGAACCTTGCGACACGATGCCATTTGTTAGTATGACCCCTATTATCATGCCACACAGATTTTATGGTCGTTCAGTTGCCGAACTGGTTGAGGATATTCAATTAGTAAAAACTTATGTTATTCGTGCATTGAACGATAATATTTATGGTATCAATAATAATCGTTTGATTGTTAATGATAGTGTCACAAACCTATCGGACATTTTGACCAACAGACCAAATATGGTTGTTAGAGTAAAAGGATCTCCTTCTGATGCGGTACAATCTATGCCAGTTCAATCAATTGGCGACACTGCATACCCAATGCTTGAGTATTATGACAGTTTAAAAGAACAAAGAACTGGTGTGACTAAGGTTGGGCAAGGGTTAGATGCTGATGCTCTTAAATCGAGAACTGCGTCTGGTGTAAACCAAGTTATGACCCAAGCGCAAGGAAGAATGGAATTTTTTGCAAGAACTTTCTCTAATACTGGGATCAACGATTTAGGTCGTAAGATTTTAGAATGTGTAATTAAACATCAAGACAAAGAAGATATAATTAGAGTACATGGAGAGTTTATTCCATTTAAACCTTATGAGTGGAAAAGTAGATGCGATATTACTGTGACTTCTGGTTTAGGTAATGGCAATAGAGAACAACAATTGACAATGCTTAATTCTATCTTGGAAAGACAGATACAAGCAATGGAACTACAAGGTAATCCAGATGCACCGATAGTTAATATCAATAAAATTTATACTACACTACAAAGAATAGTTGAGACTGCGGGTTTAAAAGATGTAGACCAATTCTTTATGAACCCAACGCAAGGACAACAACAAATGCCACCAGAAGAACCTAAAGAACCTTCTGAGTTTGAAAAAGTTTCTATGGCGCAGATACAAGGTGAAAACCAACGCAAGATGATGGATTTGGAGCAACGCAATAAAGAA